TTTAGCCTTCAGGTCTTTAGTAGCCATGTCGGTAAAATTCTTAAGCACCCTGATGTTTGATGGTTTGACTATCAAGGTCAGGTGGTCGTGCAGCTTCTCATCAGATAATGCGAAGATGTAGTCATGTCCGTGGTAGGTCCATGTCTTGTTTTCTCTAGTAAGTTCCATATTTTTACTCCTAATATGTTGTTTGTTACAGTGTTCATTATAGGCGTATAAAGTATTAGAGTCAACACTTATGTTCAAATTAATGTAATTTCTTTTTTGGGGTGTCTATTACTTCTTCCGGGACCTGCAATGCTTTTTCAACTGCAGCTAACTGGACTTGGTAGATTAAAACCAAGTTGGCGAGATTTTTATTTATGTCGTTTAGGGTTTGATTTGTATATTCAAGCTCTGAAATAATGATATCAATTTTCTTGTCGTTTTCTATGCTCATAATCCGTTCCTTTTATTTCGCTTATCAAAATATACTCTTGTGTAATATCTTCTGATAATAGCCAAGATTGATAAAACAATTAATTGGCTTAAAGATATTATAAACGAGTTATGAGTGAATAGTAGAACAATCGTAATGGTCAGCCAAGAGAGAGGAAAATTAACTATGGCTCCGAGCATGGTGTCAACGGTTGCCTCTCGGAGAGCTGCTTTATCTATTTTCATAATTTTGTCCTTTAAAATTAGATTATACACATATCTGTTGAAATTAACACTTACTTGAAAAAATGAATATAGAATTTGTGAAACTCAGTTACAACCGCTTTGCTGACAGCCGACCCAAAAATACGGGTGTCGGGTCAATAATTATATCTTTTTTCGACTTTGGTTTTGGAATCCAATAGAGTCCCTAGTTATATAGGCTTTCAGAGCATGCAGAAGTGCTAATGTTAGCACTGTGGACACATAGCGATTGACCCGGCGCAGCAATGTCCTACAAATGTCATACAAAAATCTGTCGTAAGTCATTGATTTAGCGTTGTTTTTTATTTTTTGGTCAGATTTGGGTGTTTTGTGGAGAAAAAACGCCCGCACTTGGTTTTTTACAGGATATTAATCAACCGCATGAGCTTGAGATATGTCATACATCGTCATACTCGACATCATATTGTTTTATTTCTTCTGAAGAATAAGTCCATACTGCAGTTTTACTGATAATCTCACTTCTCAAACGACCATAGTCACCATTTTGTGTGACTATGGTCATTGTCAAGCTTTTCTTTAAGTTTATTACTTGCAAACTCAACATAACTGGAGTCTATATCGATACCAATTGATTCAAATCCCATTTCTTCTGCAACAATACAAGTTGTTCCAGTTCCTAGATATGGTTCTAAGATTACACCACTTTTTTTACCACTTACTTTAATACATTTTTCAACCAGTTTTTTGGGAAATATTGCAGGGTGTTTACCTTTCATTGAGTCTTTACTGATTGAACCATGACCAACTGTTTCATAAGGTATGTGCCAAGAGTTTACAGTGGGTCTCCATGTTTTACCAAATCTTTTTGCGTTTTCTTCTGCCCATTGTGGATGATAACCAACACCACTGTCTTTTTGTGATATTTCAGTCTCACCTTTCTTTGTTAGATGAAACACATACTCCCAACCATTACATACATATTTTTTACTTTGTGATGTGGTTCCCTGTCCTCTGACATACCCATCTATTTCTATTCTTTTATTCCAAATAATAGTGTTTTGCACCTTCCAATCTAATTGTGATACAAGTTGATAACACCAAAGAGGATTCTTTCTTGAAGGTTGTATGTTTAAGAACACATGGCCATCATCTTTCATCTTAGTGAATACCATATTCCAAAAAGATGTTTGCCAGTCAAGGTAATCTATTTTTTTATCTTGATATAACCCATAATTCCTACCTATATTATAAGGTGGACTACTAACAACAATGTCAACAGATTGGTCTTTTAGTTCATTAATTATTGTATTGGAATCACCACAATGTAAAGTTGTATTTCCTATGGTTTCCGTATTATGCAACACTTTCACATCCATACTTTTCAAACCATTGTTTTAGTCCTTCTTCACCAACTACTGTGGTTCCGTCATACATCGTCATACTGTGCATCTATGATATCGCCACCGAATATCTCTTTGAGTCGTCCTTCTATATCCTTGTGGCTCATGTTATCCAAGTTCGCTGTGATATTGAGATTCTCTGTCTTCTTTATCTTCAGGCCTGCCAGTTCATTCAGCTCACGCAATGCTGAGACCGATGCGTTGAACTGCCCTTTGTTATATGCCTCTTCGCTTATCTGCCATAGCATCTTGGCTGTCTTCTCAGGAGTAATTGCATACTTATGAGCAAGCTCATCCTTACCAACCTTGATGGCTTTGAGTACATTGGGATAGTCTTTACCATTGAGAAACCTAGTTGCAGCTTGAGCAGGAAACTCAAAGCCTGCTCTTCTAGCCGCCTCGGTCTGCGTGCAATTGTCATTCACATAATGCCATACAAATGCAGACTGCATATCTGTCAGCTCAAACTCCGGGTCTCCCTCAAAAGCACTGGGTCTATTAACCAATGGTTTATCAGGTGCGTTCTTTCCTTTCTTCTTCTTGTATTCAGCCATATCCATTCCTTATATTATATCCATCAGGGCAGAGGGTAGAGGGTAAGCTTTCCCTAACACCTAATAGTTGTATAAAAGCCATACCATATATGTATACCTACACCTATATTATATATATATTATTATTATTATATATACTATACCCTATACCCTAAAGCACACCTAAACAGCGTAGCCATGGGGTCTCACGGTCAGGGTGAGCAACAGGGTATTAGTCTCTCCTCTGCATACCCTGTCCCTCACTCTTAACACATAACTCTTAAATGTTGGTCTATTTGCCATGCCCTGCCCTACCCTGTGCTATCAGAGTCAAGATGCAGCTTAACAAAATGCTCTGCATCCAAGACAACCAACACCTTACTTCTATTTCGTTTTATCACCAATAATGGCTCGTACCCTTTGCAATTTGTTTGCGCTTGGTCATAAGACTTCCACACATTCAATGCCTCCTGATTCTTACATTCAATGCTGTAGGGAAACACCTCTCTGGACTGCTTGCCCATGATGATATCTTCACCTTGTGACCCCATAGGTCTGCTTTCCAAGTCCTCTTCGTCCAGTCCCAGTAAGTCCACGAGCATCTGCCTGAACTTCTGCTGTAAGAGTCTACCCTTTTGTTTTGCCGATTGTGGTCTCATGTTTGTTCCTTATTAAAATGGTGATTCATCCCATACATTCTTTTCTTCAGGCATATCCGTCAAGCAGACATCATATACCTTCTTGCCGTTTGTCTTTCTAGGCTCTATGCCATGGTCAGTTAATACTCTACTTGCATCCTTGAAATCTATGTTGCGAGGATTGCGTATACCCAGTGACCTTAATAATGCTGTGAGTTGCCATGCCTCTTTACTATCATCCAGTGCCTTGAAGTCCACATGTTGCAGTAATAAATCCTCGACTGCGCCTTGCGTCCTGAAACCCTCGTTAGATTCTTGGAGCATCTCTCTTTCTTCTGTGGTTAGATACCAGTTCTTGACTCCCGGTTGGTAAATGGTTTGTTTAACCTCTGCCCACATCTGTTGCATATCTATGCCGTGATGGGGATTGATGTCTGTGACCTTGATACACCAAAATCTACGATTACCACTACCATCCATCAAGAACTCAGGCTCGTTGACCGATGCAAAGAAAGCTGTGCGCCTTTGGTAATTGGTAAAGCTTCTATCGTATGGCAGTCTCATTTCATCAGACCTTGATGTGATAAATGCTTTTAGCTGATTGATGTCTGCCTTCTTAAAGGTAGATTCAAGTTCGCCTAGCTCCACTATCCAGTGACTGACTGCTTTTTTTACTGAGTCTTTGTCCTTAGGGTCAAGCGTTGCACCTTCACACAGCCATCCCTTGTTAAAGTCCGCCAAGCGTTTGAACCATAATGTCTTACCGAGTCCTTGTGAGCCTTGGAATACCAAGAGTCCTTCCAGTGCCACACCACCCTCTTCAAAAGCTGCTGCCACACATGACAGTAACCATTTCCTCATCAGCATGTTCTTTAGTTCTTTGTCTTTACTGCTGACTGTATTGCAAAAGTCATCTACCCTGCTGATTCCATCCCAAGGCTTAGAGTCTATCCATTGTGCTACCGGGTTGACCTCTTTAGCTATAATTTTCATTGCATCCCT